GTGGGTTCCTATTTGCCATATCTCGAGCAGGCGCAGGGGGCAATCGGAGAAGCCTCCAACTTAATGTCGCCTGATGCGTACAAGCAGTTCATGGATCCATATCTGGATGATGTGGTTCAACGAGCACAAGATGACATTGGAAGACAAGGGCAGATTCAGGGCCGGAGTGCAGACGCCGCCGCCGTCAATCAAGGAGCCTTTGGTGGGTCCAGGTCGGCGGTTCTTCAAGGAGAGATTGGAAGAAACACGTTAGAGCAGCAGGCCAAAACAGGTGAACGTCTCCGCAGCGCGGGTTTTACGCAGGCGAGTCAGTTGGCGCAGCAAGCAGCGGGGCAAAAACTGGCACAGGCTCAAGGTATTGCGGGTCTTGGTCAGCTTGGTCAGCAAATGGGCGCACAGGATATCAACACATTGCTTGGTGTTGGTGGTTTACAGCAGAATCAAGCGCAACAGGCTTTGAATGTTGCACAAGCAAATGCACTGGCGCAGCAGCAGCTACCGTTCCAGCAGCTTGGCTTCTTGGGCGACATCTTCCGTGGTGTCCCGGCGTTACAACAGCAAATATCTCAACAGTACACCCCACCGCCGAGCTTGTTGTCTCAGGGCATCGGGCTGCTTGGCGCAGGCTTGACCGGTGGCTTCTTTAACTCCGGTGGTGGGTATACCCCGGGCGGAGGAGCAACCCCATGATGCGAAGACCTCTTGATCGTCGGATGTTCGTTAGCCCGCAACAGCGCCGTAACATGGCGCGCATGCCACAAGGGATCTTGGCCTCCGGTCCACGGATCATGCAGGCTGCGATGCAACAGGAACCCGTTCGCATGTCTAACGGGGGTTTTGCGGACACTTACCTCTTTGGTCCGAACACTCCCCAGTTTATTCGTGACCTGCCAGGTATTATTTTTCCCGGGCTTCGTGACGAGGGCGACACCACGACACCCAACACAGGACAAAACCCTGCTCCCAGTGTCGATGGCTCCGGTCTTCCCGATCCGAACATAGATTCCGATCAGGCCGGGGACGTAAACTTCTCAGAAATTATTCCTGCTCCAGTCGGAGGAGCACCATACCCGCAGCCCGGTGCCATTAACCCCACAACCGGCAGGCTTAAAACACCGGATCCACGCACAGAAGAACGTCGGCAAGCCGCCGAAGACGCTGCGAAAAATGCTCCAAAGCAGGGCGATGGTGATGCTGTATCAGAGTACACCCAACGGTTGGACCAAATATTCCAACAGCTTGGTGGCAAAAACGGTGCGAAAAAGACAAGCGACCAGTATATAGATGACGCGATGGACTTGTTGAAGAAGTATGGAATTGAAAAGCCAGATTTAGACGCACGTAAAAAAGACCGTATTGTAGAGTTTTTCCTTGAGATGGCCGCTGGTGACAGCCCGTACGCGCTTGACAACGTGACCGCTGCGGCAAAAACCGCAGTCAAAGGTTTCGCGCAAGACCGCCGTGAAGTCGAGAAGGCGGAACAAGATCTTGCACTGGCTGGCATTCAGATGGGACTCGCGGATCAGACACGCGCCGAGGCATCCGCGCAGGCTGTGCTTCTGAAAAAGTACGACATATCGGGCGACCTTCTGAAAGAACTCAGCAAGGACACCAAGATGAACCAGATTCGTGGACTTATGGATCTTGGTGTTTCGGAAGAAGATGCAATCGGATACGTCTTCAAAGGTCAGAAACCATCTGTGTACATGGAGCGCTTCAACGGCTTTAAGTCGATGGGCATGAGCGATGGCTTGGCGAATGTTTTGGCTGCTGCCCCGGGCACTACTCTCGAAGCGCTACAGGACAACCCAGCGTTGGCAAAACAAATTGCCAACAGTATTCTCGAAGGTGGCGGCCAGTTGACTGCGGCGGACAAAGCATTGTTGAATTTGGATGCTGACTTTGGTGAACAAGTGAGAATCACTCGCTAGGGAGTCATGCCGTGGCAGAGCAAAGAGTTCTTCATAGAGGCAAATATGTTGTCTATGATGACGCCGAGTTTACTCAAGAAGAAGCGCTTGCTGAGTTTGACCGGCGGTTCCCCGAAAAGACTGACGACGAAAAGCTCGTAGCTCCGGAGCGGATTATTGATCCCGCCACGGAATCCGAAGGCGCCCTTCAAGAGTTTGTGGAGGGTTTAGGATCTGGTGCGACCAAAGCCGTGCAGGGTGTAGCCGAGCTTGGAGCCATGGGCATTGACTTTGTGTTTGATACGAACACGGTCCGAACTGTTAGCGAAGCAGGCGAAGACTTTCGCAAGGCAGCCGGTCTTGACCCCGTAGGAGTGGCTGGCACTGCCGGTGATGTTATAGGCCAGTTTGTTGTCCCGGGTCTGGGGGCGGCGGGAGTCGTGTCAAAAGTCACTAAGCTCGGCAAGCTGGATAAAGCGATTCGCTCCGCCGGTCGGGGCCGTCCGTCTGCTGCTGGGCCAATGCCCGCAAAACTTACCACCGCACAAAAGACAGGGCTTCGAGCGCAACAAGCTGGCGCTGCCGCAGTTGTTGATGCCATGGTTGCTCACGATGGCACGACCACCATCGGTGATTTTGTCGAGGGTGGCCTTACCATGACCGAGGAAGATATCGGTCTTAGCGGGCGTGAAGAAGTCTTTCGCCGTGCCCGCAACAAGGCTCGTCTTGGTGGAGAGGCCGGCGCGTTGGCGATGGCGTTTCCGTACTTGTTGAGCACCACGGCACTTGCTGCCAAGCCATTTATTTTTGCTACTGGCGAGGTACTAGCCCCGATAGCAACAAATACTCGCAGTGCCTTGCAAAGAATTTCTGAAGCCACGGGCAACAGTGAAATGGCGCAGAGTCTTGCGGCCATAAAAATCCCACGTCCAATCACAGCGATGGTACGGGCTGACGCAGACACTACGGTGGGTGACGCGTATGAAGGCGTCAAGGCACGTCTTCGTTTTCGCGGGAACTTATCACAGGAGGCTGCGGAACGCCGGTCCGCGATCCAGGGTTTTATCGACAGGCAAGCAAACGCGGCGGCCTACACAATCAAGGAACTTGAGACTGCCGTGAACAAAATCTTTAAGGGGGCGGACTCTGTAAACCTGAAGGACTACGGCCCTTTGACCCGTGTCGAAGCGATGAACGCGATATACGGGTTTCTTACAAAAGACGAAGGCTTCTTGACTAGCTCGGCAGTTCGACAAGCCGCTGCTCGTCGCGCCGCTCGAGGCGGTGGTGCGTTTGACCCGAACAACACAGAACACCTGCTTGAAGCACTGCCAGAATTTGCTCGTGCCCCGGCGTTAAAGATGCGACAGCAGATCGACGACCTGTCGATTAAGATTCTTAACAGTGACTATGGCACACAGAATGTCGGAGACGCTGTTCGTGACGAAATCCTGGGCAACCTCGGTAAGTATATGCGGCGGAAGTATCGGGTGTTCGACGACCCGGATTCTTATTTTAAGTCCAACGAGTACAAGAAAAACCGAAGAGAAGTTGCCCAATTTTTACGCGAGAACGAGAACACTGCTCGTGAACTTTACAACAAAGTTGTTGCAGAAGCGGGCGAGTTAGGCACTCCGATTGAAGCTGGTGGACAGGTAACTAATCGAGCGATCAACGAGTTGATCGATACGTTTGTTAACAAGTACCGCAACAGCGAAGGTTTCCTCCGCAAAGCTCCAAACCTCAACCGCACGGTTCAACAGCGGATGAGCACAATGATGTTCCGTCCGCGTAAGCTGGAAGAAGAACAGTTACGTAAACTGTTGGGGGAGATTACCGACAGTCCGTCCGAAGTGTTCACCAGAACCGTCGGGGAACTAGCAGAAACTATCGCTGTCGATAATTTTTACGGATTCATGCGAAAAAATCGTGGACGAATCCTTGAGGACGGCACTCGAATCGGCGGTGATGATGTGATAGACGGCACTGTCTATGACCGGTTAAGCATCGCGGACAAGAACCGTTATCAAATTATGGATCCCACAGAAACAGGTGGCGGGTTCGGTTCTCTGCGTTCTGCCCCGTCGGTAGATAAAGACGGTATAGTCTCGCCGGCAGAGTTACGCCTGTACACAAGCAAGCCTGTGTTCAACGACCTGACACGTACGACACGTCAGTTCGAAGGACTTAACCTAATCATCGCACCTTTTTTGGTGGGCAAAGGTTTTACACAAAAAGTAAAAACCGTTTACAGCTTGACGACACAACTTCGCAACGTCACTTCTGCCGCGCTGTTCGCCGCAGCGCAGGGTAACATCGGGCGTGGCGCAAACGTATACGAGTCTCTCAGCTTGGTGTTGGAAAATATCCGTAAGTCTTCGCCGGAAGACCGGGCAGCCTTCTTCCAAGAGTTGCAAGAACTTGGCGTGGTCGGGACACAGGCGCAACTTCGAGAGCTTGAGCGCACAATAGATGACGGCTTGGCCCGTATGTCAAATCGCGAGGTCGATGAGTTTGGTGTGTTCCTCGGGCAGTCAAAAGCACGGGGCAAGGGGCTACAGTTTTTGTCTTCCCTCGACAAGCGCGCACGTGATTTGTACCAAGGTGGCGACGACATCTGGAAGATTTATAACTTTGACTTCGAACGCAGCAAGTTAATCAACGCGTTTGGTGGTGATGTTGCTCGGGCGGAAGACTTTGCTAGGTCGCAAGGTGCCGACAGCCTTAACGCATATGCTGCCGACATAGTGAAAAATACAGTGCCGAACTACGAACGTGTACCGCAGTTTATTGAAGGACTGCGCCGGCTGCCTATTGGTAACTTCATCGCGTTCCCCGCAGAAATTATCCGCACGTCTTTCAATACATTGAACCGGTCTCTTGACGAAGTTCAACAGGGCAGGCGCATGATGGACGAGGCTGGCTCCGAGATGCGCCGGCTTCAGCAGTTAGACCGCGCAGCCCCAGAGGTACAAGAACAATTGGCGCAGGCCGCCGCGCAGCAACGAGCCGGTCGTAAACTACGGGACATCGGTAAGCGTCGACTAACAGGGTTTGCTGCCACAACCATGGTCGTTGGCCCAGCGGTGCAGGAAGCGGCACTTTTGGCAAATGATCTTACCCGTGACAGCATTGATGCGTTACGAGAGATTGCCCCGCCATGGAGTAAGAACAGCACGTTGATCCCAACATCGGTGGATAAAGATGGCAAGATCACGGGTTACGTAGACTTCAGTTACATTAACCCGTACGACTACCTGCGCCGCCCGGTAGCAGCGATTCACAACGCGATAGAACGCGGAAAAGAGCTTGATCTCGACACTAGCAATGTCATGTATGATGCTGTGAGCGGGTTTCTAACGGAGGTCGCCTCTCCGTTTGCCGAAGAATCAATTATCTTTGAGCGCCTTCAAGACATCACTACTCGAGGTGGCGTAACGCGCACCGGCTCCAAGGTTTACAAGAACCAGGATTCACCGGGGGAAGTTGCCTTCAAGTCTTTCGCCCACGTATTCGACGCATTCCAGCCTACAATTACGTCCGACGTTGTCAGTCTTATGCAAGTAAGTCCTGCATCGGGCGATGTGGAGTTTATTGTGCCCGGACGGTTGGGGGCCGCCCTGTTTTCTGAAGAAGGGTTGGACTCACGCGGAAACGTGCGGCAGCTTTCCGAAGAAGTTTTGCGTCAGCTAACTGGTGTGGGTGAAGTTAAAGTTACACCGAAGCTGGCATTGTCCTATCGGACCCGTGAACACAACAAAGATGCAAGGGAACCCCAGCAGAACTTTAACCAGCAGCTTCGAGTGTTTTCTAGGACCATTGAAGATCCACAACAGATAATTGAAAACTACCGTCAAGAGAATGAACGCAAGTTTAAGATCTACAACCGCGCTTTTCGGCTGATCCAAAACATGAAAGCGCTCGGAATGAGCGAAGCCGAAATCCGCAGTGCCGCCAAAGAGGAAGGTTTCTCTGGGTTCAAAGATATCGTGCAAGGCAGGTTTGAACCACTGAACATCGACCGAGGTATACTCAACGACATCGAACAATTCTACGAGAGCGTCGGTCGTTCTTCTGAATTTAATCGACGCGATCTTTTGCTCGAGTTGCAGGGCATCGAACGAGAGTATAAGCTACGACCGCTGACGGCGGAGGGCGCCGATGAGTTTTTCCAGAATCAGCGGCGAATGTCTTTCCGTGTCAATCCTCCACAGCAAGACGTAGAAGAATCAAATCAACCCACGGCGATGGATCCTCCACCAGCGCCAGTGGACACGGGAGCCGCTACTAATCTCCCTCTGGCGGCTCCCGTACAACCCACAACGGTGACCGCAGCACGGTCCACGATCCAGGATCCAAAGACGCAAGAGTTATTCGACCGTCTGCGGGGAGTAGGTTGATAATGTTTCGTTGGCTGCTAGACTTGTTACGTACACAGCATACCGGGGACATGAGTCGACACCGGGTGCACAGTGCCAAGTACGACGATCTTTGCATGTAGGGGGAACTCATGAACCTAGAACAGCTTCAACACGAACTTGCCATCGATGAAGGATGCAAGCTCGAAATTTATTTGGACCATCTCGGATACAAAACCGTGGGTATCGGTCACCTAATTACCGAAGATGACGAGCTATACGGGTTCGAAGTGGGCACTACGGTCTCTCAGGAGCACGTCGACGAGCTATTCTACGAAGACATCGAACGAACTGTACGAGATTGCGAAATATTGTACAACGATTTCAACGACTTGCCTGAAGAGGCACAATTGTGCATTGCGAACATGTGCTTCCAACTCGGGCGTCCGCGTCTAACAAAGTTTATAAAGATGAAAAAAGCGGTGGACAACCGAGACTGGGCCGAGGCCAGCCGCCAGATGTTAGATTCGAGGTGGGCTAAACAGACCCCGAATCGGGCGATGCGTTTGGCTCATCGGATTCAGGCGTTGGGTGATACATAAGATAGAACACATCGCAGTCCTTGCAGTGTAGGTTCGAGACGATGAAGTAGTCCTCCATGCCCTCGGTGTCGTGGTCACCACCCCAGATCACGTCACCGCCGCAGGCAAAACATTTCAGGTTCATCCTACCTCTCCCCAATTGTCGCCAAGCTCGGCGTCCACGTCGAACGGCACCTTCAAGTCTGGTACACAATTCTTCATGATATCTACAATTTTGTCAGATTGTTCACGAGAGTTCACGCTAAAACACAACTCGTCGTGAACTGTCAGCATTGGCACCAGTCCTTCTTCATAACACGTCACCATTGCTTTCTTGGTCTGGTCCGCACTTGACCCTTGGATCAGTCGGTTCAGTGCCTTGTAGGTAAACGCGCGGCGGATCATACCCTTGCCGCCATATTCTTTGACGGCTTCTTCAAGTGGCAGCGCACGGTTGTAGCCAAATGCTTTTGGCTCCCACGTATCGAACCGGCACTTGCGGCCAAGCCATGTGCGGATCACGCCCTTGTCCATCGCTTGGTTCATCGCCAGATCGGCCATGCCCTTCACGAAGGGCACCTTTTGGTGATACTTGTGCAACAGCCCCTCGGCGTCCTCCTTGGTGATGTCGAGAGTGCCAGCCAACTTCTTCCGGCCCATGCCATACATAATGCCAAGGTTCACAGTCTTGGCTTCTTTGCGTGACACACCTGCCATGTCCGCTACCATTTGGTGGAAATCAGCACCGCCTTCGTGGTACATTCGGACTACGTCATCGATCTGTGGATCCCGCCGGGCGCCGGTCAGTGTGGCACAGTAGTGCGCTAACCAACGTGGCTCCTGTG